CGGCATGGGAGCCGCGATACGCAACGCGGTTGGTTTAGACCAAATACCCTCCCACAGGAACGATGACATCAACTCCAGGTATCAACGCAACACCAGGCCCGTGACAGGGCGGAACCCCGGTCACTACGCGGCCACCCAGGAGGAGAACCCCAGCGCCGACCCCAACGACCTGATCTTCTGATGGCGAACTTTGACGAGTTCTTCCCATTCGATCCTGGCTACGGAGCTACTGCCAACGCGGCCCGGTGGCGGAAGATGGCGCAGCTATGGGCTGCCGATGGAGTCCTTGCCAACTATCTGAACCAACTCAATGCCACCCTGGCTGGCAGCACACTCACCGTCCAGAGCGGTGCGGTGTTCATCCACGGGTACTACGCCGAGCTACAGAACAATCAGACCTTCACGATGGGCACCAACGGCACCCTCGTGGCCCAGGTTAACTTCGCCAACGAGGTCGTGGCCCTGGTCTACCGCGACACCATCACCGACTACGGCGCTGGCGGCTTTGAGCAGGACACCAACGTCTGGGAGATCCCAATCTGGGGCATCTCCGGGGGCAACACCCTCCTCGATCTCCGGAACCTCGTCAACCCGGCCAACGGCCTGCGCTGGGTCGCCAACCAGCAAGGGGCCACCACGATCCCCACCGGGCAGACCAACCAGTTCAGTTTCGGAGCGGCCCGCATCCCCTATGCAGCCCAGGGCTTCCTGCACGGCACCCTGCTGCTGACCTTCTCTGACCTGAGCCAGGCCCAGACCGTCACCTGTTCGCTGACCTACCAGTACGGTCAAGGTGACCAACAGCAAACCCCTACCATCAGCCCTGCGGTCACCGCTGGCGGCGTCGTCAATCAACAGCTATCGATACCAGTAAGCCTGTTCGGTGTCGTCCCTGTGACCCAAGGAAAGAAGACGTTCGGATGGAGAGTGCAAGCAGGGCCGGGGCCGGGTGTCTCGGTAGCGCAGTTGAACCTGAGCCTGTCCACAGGCGGAAGACCCCCGGTGGTGTGACGTGACCCTCCTCGACTCCTACTACCCGTTCGACACCCCACCAGGCAATATCGCCACGCCGGCCAACTGGCGGCGCATGGCACGCCTGTGGAATCAGTCTGGCGTTGTCTGGGGCAATCAGAACAACTTCAACGCCACCATCTCCGGAGGCGTCGTGACCATCCAGCCAGGGGCGGTCTTTGTTGACGGCTTCTACGGGGAGACCACCGGCAACAAGACGGTGGGCGGTGTCAGTTCCGGACTGATCGTGGCCCGACTGGATACGACCCAGCGGCAGATCTACTTCGTCTACCTGGCCGGCGTGAACACCCCAGGACAGAGTCCTTCGTCCCCCACCTACGACGTTCCCCTCTATCAGGTCACCTCAGCGTCGGCCATGACCGACGTGCGCCAGTTCCTGTACACCAGTACCAGGCCCTGTGCGAACGCCGGGGCTGCCACCGCCACCGGCCAGACCGGTGACGGGGCCTGGTTCCAGATTGGGTACTTGACCTCAAACCAGTGGATGAAGGGTGGGATTACCTTCGCCTCTGGCACCTTCACTGTGCCGGCGGGGGTCTACCAAGTCGAGGCCGCGATCACTTATGTGTTGTCTGGCAATGCCGCCGCGCCAGCCGGTCGCTACGTCCTGGGTGTGCGTCTGAACAACACCATGCTGCTCCAGGGGGAGGCCAGCACCTGGGGGGCTGCCTACCCACAACCAAAGGTCTCCGGTCTGATCGCGACTCAGAACGGTGGGACCATCAACATGTGGGGCTGGAAGACGAATGGAGGAGTGGCGGTGTACAGCCTCGCTGACTACTGGATGACCTGGCTCTCAGTGGCGTATGTGTCACCGCTATGACCTTCCTGGTTCCGGCCAACTTCCGACAGCTTCCCCCGGTCTGGGAGATCGCCCAGCCCTTCCACACCGACGCCACCGGGACCGTCGCCTTTGACGCCGATCCAGAGCGTTGGGCTATCAATCACATCCTGGCGATCTTGCTGACCACACCAGGGGAGCGGGTCATGCGGCCCACCTATGGCGTCGGCATCTACCGCTTCGTCTGGGAGAACGACGACACTCTCACCGAGCAGACCATCATCGCCAACTTCAACACGCAGATCGCCACCTACGAGCCGAACATCAACATCATGGATGTGGAGTTCACGCGCCCGATGGTGCCCAACTTCTCCGGGGTCGTGACGATGCAGATCTCGTTCACCGTGGGCAACTCGCCCACCGCTTACACCTTCGATGTCAGCCTCAACGGCAGCCAGGTGGAGGTCACTGCATGAGCATCGCCCCGGTCTCTATCGGCACCATCGCTGACATCACCCTGACGAACGTAACCGTCCCCCCTATCGACTACACCAGCCGGGACTACACCAGCCTGGTAAACGACATGCTGACCCTGATCCCGAGCTATCTACCGGAGTGGACTGACCGCTCTCCTGGGGACTTCGGCATCGTACTTTTGGAGCTTTTTGCATACGTCGGGGATGTGCTGTCGTTCTATACCGACCGCATAGCTAATGAGGCGTTCATAGCCACGGCCCAGCAGCGATCCTCGATGCTGAGCATCGCCACCCTGCTCGACTACCTCCCCTACGGCAACGTGGCAGCGACGGTGGGTGACCCGAATAACCCCCTCGTCCCCCCTGGGTTGCAGTTCACCATCGCCAACGGAACAGGCCCCTCGCCTTCACCGGTCTTGATCCCCCAGGGCACCCAGGTGTCGACCGTCATGGTGGGGGCGCCCGTCGTCTTTGAGACCTGTGCGGACCTGTGGATCTACGGCGACGGGGTGTCCACCACCGTCAACGCCGTCAGTAACGGGGCGGCGAATCAGCAGTACTACCTGGGCGACACCAGCGGCACCATCGACTGGCCTCTCTACAACTTCACCGGGGGCGGGGGCAATCAAACGGTAACGGTGGGAGGCACGGCCTGGAGCCTGGCCCCTGGCAACAGCTTCGTAGGCGTGCCGCCCAGTGGAGTCGGCTCCCAGGTCTACACCGTCATCAACGGCAACACGATCTTGTTCGGCAACGGCTCAGGTGGTACTGGCAATGGCAACATCCCCACCAGCGGCCAGGCCATCGTCATCACCTACCAGCCGGCGGCTCCCAACAACTACACCGGCCAGGTCGCGGCCCAGCACGGCCAGACCACCTCTGGTGAGAATATCGGGATCTCGGACGGCACCCCGAATCAGACCTACAGCCTCTTCAACTCCCCAGTGGTCGAAGGCAGCGTCCAGGTCTATGTCGATGAGGGCGGTGGCCCCACCCCCTGGATATACCATCAGCGCCTCATTGATGCCTTCTCCAGCGAGGCCGCGTTCTCCCTTTCGGTGGACGCCAACAGCGTGGTCTCGGTCCTATTCGGGGACGATCTAACCGGGCGCGTCCCGGCCCCTGGGGCAGTGATCACGGTCAACTACACAGTGGGTGGTGGGGCCATTGGCAACGTGGCTCCGAACTCACTCAACCAGTTGGTCACCGGCATACAGGCCGTCAGTTCGGTCACCAATGCTCAGCCGGCTACCGGGGGTGCAGATGCCGAGAGCATTGACCATATCCGCATCCATGCTCCGCTCTCGATCACTGCTATCAACCGGGCCGTAGCTCTGGATGACTATGCCGCCCTGGTGCTGAACATCCCGAGCATTGCCAAGGCGGCAGCTATATCCACCGCCTACAACGTGGTGAACATCTACATCCACCCAGCCGGCACCTTCATCGCAGACGTTCCCACCTTGGTCAACCGGGTCAACGCCCTGGCTCCCTCCATCACCAACTCCAACATGACCGGGAAGATGGATAACAAGAAGATGGTGGGGGTGTCCATCGTGATCTTGCCGCCTCAGTACAACAAGAACGGGGTACTGCAAGCTGGCTACGTCCCGGTCAATGTGAGCGCCACCGTGCAGGTACTGCCGAACTATCACAACTCCACAGTGCAAAACGCCGTCGTGGCTGCCATCCAGAACATCTTCCTGTTCTCGGTCATCGACTTCGGCTCCAGGATCACCCTGTCGAGCATCTACCACGCGCTCATGGAGGTGGAGGGCGTGGACTACGTCAACGTCACGGTGTGCTGCCGCGCCGAAGCCTCTCCCCAGGTCTCTGCTGATGTCGTCACTGCCGCCTACGAGATCCCTCAAGTGAACCCAGGCGGGATCAACGTGATTGCTAACGGAGGGATTGTGTATTAATGGCTGCGACCTTCCCTGCCGCTATCAAGGTCTTCACGGTCTTCCACGACTACACCGACGTGATCTGGGCCTTGAGCATCAATGAGTGCCACGACGAGATCGTGGCCCTGGAGAAGATCGTCGGAACAAACCCCTTCACCAGCACGCCTTATACGTCGGTCGGAGGGGCCATCCAGGATCTCTACAACAACAAGGCCCCAGCCAACCACACCCACCTCCACTCCACCAACCTGGAGGACGCGGTCGGTAACGACCACCCCCAGTACATGCTCATCACCGGATACCCAGGCTTCAGCCGGCCCGTAGGCGGTGTTGCTGGCACCGCGCCGGCAGACCTCGTGCCCCTGAGCCAGCTACGCAGCTTCGGCTACCTCAACGCCGCCCAGGTGACAGCCATAGTCGACAGAACCGTGAATGGTGATGTAGCCAGCGCTACCTACGGACTCATGGCCGGGGCCAAGGGCGGGACTCCCCTGCTAGGAGCTTCGTCCTCCACCGCCTGGCGAATCACTGGGGGCCTCTTCTCAGGCTGCACCGATGGCAACGGCCGGGTGACCGTGCCCTTTGGCATCACATTCGGCCAGGTCGTACAGTCGGTCCAGATCACCAAGCTGCCCCCCCAGGGGTCCGGAGGCTGCCCGCCCTACAACTGGATCGAATCGCAGCAGACCCTGGTGGGCGTGTCAGGGAACTCGGCCACGGTGCAGTTCTCTCACGATTACTCCTGGCAGCCCAACATGTGGGTGAGCTTCACCTGGATAGCGATGGGGATCTGATGCCGGCCCCGCCCCCTGTAAGCGCCGGTCAGCGTTACCCGGTCCAGATCAGGGACTTCGTCACCTATCAGAACCAGCCCCAGGACGGCACCAAGATATTCCTCGTTC